GACAAAAAAAACAAACAGCAACAGGTAGTTAGCCTGCTGCTGTCTTTAGCCTAGAACAGCTTTTTTGTGCCTTTCTTGCCAAGCTTCAGCGGAATTTCCACTCCGCCACTCTTGTAGTAAAGCACTACACTGCCGTCTTTGCTCATATACGGCTCACCCTGAGTATTCAGACAGCTATAGCGTCCAGGCTCTGCACCAGCCTTATGAGCTTCACTGCCTTCTTCGACGACAATTTCAGACTGTCCAAACTGCTCTGCATCTGCGACACTTAAAACAATTCGTGCACTCGTGTCACCATTAGAGTTAAAGAATTTAGCCATGACAAACCTCATATATTTAGTTATAATCGAAGAGCTTGGTGGCTCTCCAAAATTCAAAGGGAGGCTTTTGAAGGCCTGCCTGGGAGAAAAGATATATCGTAGAGAACATCAAAAGAATGGCGGCACGTTCTCTGTTCCTTACTGGCTGTTCTATCTCTACTGGCAGCACTCTCTAGCCCGTGCAATTTCTGCAACAACATCATTGAACCTAAACATAACTCGTTTTCCTTCTTCCAAAGCTATTCTCATTGAATTCATGACTATCTCCTCAATTTGCGAGTAATTAATGATTTAAACCGAGTCTAAAAGGGAATATAGCAGCACAGGATATTATTCAAAAGCAGGTAACCCCATAGGGCACATTGAAGCCGGTGGGGTACTATATATAAAGACCCACTCTAATTTTCCTGCAATTTTTGGGGTTTTACCCTTGACTGATATCTGTATTATCGTCATAATTCATATTTTTACAATGTACGTCATGAGAGGTAAGCGGAAGCCTTGATTCATAACAAGTTTCTTCTTTACAGGCTCTTTCTTTTGCATGTTCACAAGCCATGGTCAATTGTTCCAGTGTATATCCTTTAGCAATGACAGAAGCTTTAATAATATCAACCAACCATTTGTAGATATTATCAGAATAGCATAAATACTCGAATTTAGTCATAATAATGTCCTTATTTGTTAGTTAATACATACAGCATTTATAGTACAGTCTTTCATATCAAAGGAAATAGTATCGACATGGGTATAAGTTTCATCTATTTGGCTAAAATAACCGATTGTAGGTTCAAATTCTATAAATTTATAAAGCATATCATCTCGATAAGCGTCATAAATGAGAGGCAATTCTACTATTTCTGGGTAAGCAGCCTTTAGTTTTTCAATTTCAGCAAGAAATTCTCTTAAAAGTATCATAATATTCTCCAATCTTTCATCCCTTTTTCGCACGCAACGACTTTCTTTTGCAAGCCTTCAATTTGGCTTTCATACGTCTCTTTCTTATATTTGTAATATTCTTCCTCATTTAACACCTCTTCACAATCGCATTTTTTGCATTTTCTTGTATATGGAAAAGGAGGACTCCAATAATATTCAAGACAGTTTACATATTCCCAATCATGATTACAGGTACGTTTATCAAGTTCTTCTAATTTGTCTTGTATGGATTTAACATCTTTGCCATATGCCAGATTCTGCCATATATCAGAAATATCCCATCCCAATTTTGAAATACGCAAATACAAATACACGAAACAAAGAATCATGAATATTGTTAGTATAAGTTCTAATATATATTCTATCATATCGATTTCTCCTTATTTTTCTTTAATCATATAAACTGAAAATATATGAGTTGTTTTTATAACTTGAGTTTCTTTATCTATGATATCACGGGTCCAGTGAATAACGTTTCCATAAAGACGATATCCTTCTTTAAGTCGGTCATTGACCAAGTCAAGCAAACTGTCAGGTCTATATGCAGTTTCAAGAATAATATTTTCAATCTGTTTCTGTGGCTTTTTGTTCTTTTTAAAAACCATGATACTCTCCTGTTTACTTTTGATACTTTTCATATTCTTTAATCTTAACACCTACAATTTTCATGTCTTGAATATCAATATCTCCCTGATAGAAGCATTCCTGTAAGCCAATATCATTAGGAGCAGTGGGGATATCCTGCCCCTTTTCTTCCATTTCAGAGTAATCACCCATATTATACTCAAGTAGCAGGACAACATCTTTTCCTATTTTCATTTCACTCATAATATTTTTCTCCTTTTTAAAAGTTTGCTGTATTTATTGCATTTTCAATAGCAGCTATCAAATCTAAAGCAAGCACAGAATATCGAAAGCCTCCTATTTGTATATCGACTTTATCGGAATCAGAATAATCACTTGAGATAATAAATTCTTCTTCGCCTTCTGGACCATCCAGTATCTTTATAGAGCTTTTAACATAAATCATAATATTCTCCTTATTCTACTTTGTGTTTTAAAGATATTTGATATCCGGCCTTAAAAGCAATCTTGCTAATAATGCCTGTAAAAACTATTTCAGGAATACTTAAAAAATAGACAGCGATAAATATCCACAAAGGCCATGAAGATAACCATTTCACAATATGCCATTTTAACCAGGGTACTCCAGACGAACGATTTATGTTTGTATCACGTATTCCATCAAAAAAGTTAGTTATTACAATAAGCAAACAAACAATGTATTCGTATTTTATCATGCTTATCATATGTAGACCTCCACAATATTTCCTTCTTGTATACCATTCTTTGGCTTAGATACATGTTCTAATCTATAGTATCTGCCATAAATCTTGATTTCAGTATTGTTGTTTATAGTAAAAGGCTGTCTTGCTCTAAAGTTAGCATCCATCGTTATAAAATAATAACCATCAGATTGTTTATATCCTTCAATGTCAGGTTTGTTCATTGTCTTTACTCCTTACATGAAATACCAATTCATAATTTGGAGATTGCTCTCCCCAGGCGACAATCGGAAAACTTTCACTCCAGATTATTATTTGCAATCTGTCACTCATAACGTCATAATTAATTCTTTCTATAAAGAAATCCTTTGGAAGGTTTGTAATTTTAACACGGCCTTTTAAAATGTCCTGCAAAGATGCCATACTTAATGTAATGGTTTTTGTATAGTTGAATGCTCTTTTAGAAAGTCCTTTTTTCCCATTCCAAACATAATTCTTCATGATGTTCTCCTCACTCATTATACTATAGACACACGAAGGCCATTAGCCTGTTATTTACAACTTTAAAGAAACAACTGTATGGTATGTGGTCTTTCTTCCCTTATTGTACCTGTAACAGGCAGAATGGCCTTGTTAGGTGAAGACCGGAATCAAGTGACTTACGTCACAAGCCTTGATATGTGCAGAACTATTACTCGGATTCTTTTACGATACCATCTGTCCATGAAGGACAGTAGTTTATGTAGGCAACCATAATTATAAAATGAGCTATTACCTTGGGCTACAACAGGGGGGGTCTCAATTATTAATGAATTATTTATAAGGTAATAGCTCATAGCTTTAGTCGTCGTATTCTTTTTTAAGATTCGCGATGATTCCTGTAACGATGGCCGTGATCTCATTCATCTCAAGTTTATTATCATCTCCATACTTTTCCAGAATGTCATCAATAGCACGTACAAAAACCTGAACGACTTCAAGCTTTGTGAGCTTGGGTTCCATATGTTTCCTCCTTATAATTATGGTGTAAAAGACATTAAGAATTACCTTTGCAAATGTCAAGAACTTTTTTACAAATATTCATCTTTTTTCTTGACTGGCAGTAAAAACATCTATATATTGTATATAGCATACTAGATGTTATAGTGTGTAAAAAAGGATTTATATGGCAAAACTTGTCAAAATCAGAGGAAGACAACGAAAAGCTTATAAGCTTAAAGACTGTCCTGAATCCATAGAATGGAAACACTGGAAAGACCCGACTATTACTGTAGGAGATTGGGTAAAGTCTGATGATGATTGGGTTTTGCTTGTAAAAGGAATCTATCATTGTAAAAATTCAAGAGGATATCTAAACCATCTGGTAAATACAATTGGCGGTAATTATTCAATGGAGTTTAATAAATCCTATAAATGTGCCAATGTCTTGGAAAATCGCAACAATATAGGAAATGCCAAACGGTCCGGTAATCGTAAACCATCATATAAGGAACAGCGTGTAGCTGATCTTATATTTGAAGGAACACCTCTTAAAGCCGCTCTCAATATTGTGTATCCTGATTACAAAGACAAAAACATGCTAGCCAAAGCTATAGTTAAACGTAAATCATTTATAAGGTATTTAACCATGAAAGCTAAAGATGCATTTAAAAACATAGACGTTGATGAAAACTTTCTGGCGAAAGAATACAAGAAACTATTGGAAGATGCAGAAAATGAACGTATTCGCCTTGATGTTCTCAACCAAATCTCCAAATTGACAGGTTTTGAAGATACTGCAGAAAAGCGTTCAGAAGAAGAAGGCTATATTGAAATAGGTGATGATATGTACGAAGACCCTGCAGAACTTGAAGAACATAAACCGGAAACAGAGAAAGCATCTATTGAGGATTCCTAAAAATCAAATACCAGTATATCGAAGACTGTTAAAGAATGATCTTATCAAGTTTGGGTATACTATCTGTCGTAATCTTGTACCTCAAAAAAGTAAGTGTATCTTACATAAAGACATAGCAGACTTTCATCACAAGAAACCACTCCTTTCTGTTATTATCTCTCCAAGGGGTCACGGTAAAACTACCTGGGCTTCAACAATAAGTACAGTTCATGATATTGCATACGATACAGAAAACTATATTCTTCTTATCAAGAAAACTTATAAACAAGCTGTCAATGATCTTGCAAGCATTAGAAATGTTATAAAATACAACAAGACATTTATAGCCTTTTATGGAAGACGGGTTTTTCTAACAGAACGAGAAGACAAGATTATTATTTATAATCCTGTTACCAAACATAAGATTACCATAGAGATCAAGGGTGCTGGAATGTCTATTCGTGGTGCTCTCATTGATGGTGCTCGTGTTACAAAAATGTTATTAGATGACTTTGAAGATGAGAATAATACACATACTTTTGATGCTCGTGATAAAGTCCGTTCATGGATTGCAGCACAGGTTATGCCTTGTCTTGATCCCAAGAAAGGCCATTTACTGGCAATAGGTACGATTGTTCATTATGATAGCTGGTTATGGAATATCTATCAGAACAGCGTTAAAGCTAAAGACAGAGGAGAAGAGACTTCATGGCAGGTCGTGTTTCATGAGATGATTGAAAATGATAAAGCTATCCTTCCTGAAATCTTTACAAAAGAACATATTACAAAACTTAAAGCTGCCTATACTGAAATGGGTCAGCTTCATAAATACTATCAGGAATACTTTAACATTCCCATTGATCCTACAAATGCCGATTTTAAGAGGGAGTACATAAACTATTTTCATGGCAATCTTGAATATACTAATGATAGTCTACACATATTACATAGAGATAACGAAAACATTCCTGTCGATGTTGTATGTGGCATTGACCCATCTACTGGCCTAAGTGAAGACTTTACAGGCATTTCCATACTGTGTACAAGTAAAGATGGAGACCGGTATCTTGAAATGGCAGAACGTAAAAAATTGAAACCCGATGAGCTAATCGAAGAATTATTTAGAATACATAATACATACAAACCAAGACTCTTTATCATAGAAAAAGTAGGTATGCAGGTTATATATGAATATTATTTAAAAAATGAAATGCGAAGACGTAATATATTTCTAAGAGTTAAAGGCGAACCTGTACCTACACGAATATCAAAAGAGGAAAAGCTGCGTAATGCATTACAACCTATTTATGCTTCTGGAGTTATGCATCATAAAAACCATCAGACAAATCTTGAAGAAGAATTGGTTACGTTCCCAAATTCAAAACATGATGATATCCTTGACTCGTTGTGGTTGGCTTCCAAATATTCAAGAAAACCCTCTTTTGGTAGTGTATCCAAACGTATAAAAGGCAAACTAAAAAGTATTAAGTACGATTGGATGACAGGTGCTGTAAAAGAAGCGGCATGATAATTGTAACTTGTTATAATATGAACTATTTAGAAAGGATTTGGTATGCCACCTAAAAAACCAAAAAGCTTTCCAGTTAGAAAATTAGATTCCAAACGTGTAAAAAGAATAATGTAGGAATGTATATAATGAATCTCTCACTTGCTGCACTATTCTCCTTATTCTCCTCAAAAGGCTGCCGGAGCAGGCACACTCCGGCAGCTCTCTCCTGTGAGGTGTTATGTTAGATAATCTTAAATCGTTACAAAGACAAAGAGAACAGGAAAATTTAGACCCGCAAGAAGAAATGGTCAATGATATACTGCAAACTCTTCACAGATACGAGTCTACTCATGATGATTTCTACGATAGAATAACGGATGATTGGAGTTTTCTTGCCCCTGGTGGTATGTGGACACAAGAGCAGGTTGATATTCTTGAAGAGCGAGGCCAAGCTCCTATTGAAATACCTATTATCAGACCCCAGGTTGATCAATATAAATCTCAAATATTAGGCAATGCTCCTACTTATCGAGTGCTTTCACGTACAGATACAGATGTTAAAAAGGGCAAGCTATTTTCTGAACTTTTACGTTACGTCTGGTACAAGTCTAAAGGAGATGCACAAACAGATCAAATTGTAGATCATCAATTGATATCTGGCAAGGGATACTATTATGTTGAATGGGATGATATGGCTGACGATGGATATGGCCTTGCTAAAATAAGTTCAATATCTCCTTTATACGTTATAGTCGATCCAAACAGTACAGCAAGAGATGAAGAGGATGCACGATTTAAGTTTATTCGTAAATGGGTAACCCGTGAAGATGCAAAACGACTGTTTCCTGACATTGAGGATGCTATTGATGATCTTATGTCTGGGGAACCCGAAAAAACCTTTATATCTACACTGGCTGAAGAACAGAAAGTGCCGGTACTGGATAGTGTTGCAAAGCCTGCAGAAGACAAAATTTCTCTTACATGGAGATTTCGTAAAATAACAGAAAAGTTTTATGTTGTTAAGTACAATAATGGACAAGATGTTATTGAGAAAGAATTAACCGAAGAAGAGTTACAGAGTCTTGAAAAAATAATGAGAGCTGGAGAGTCTCAATCTGGCAGTGAAGAAATTCAATCTATCAAGGAGAACATCAAAGATGTAGAACCTAATTACCGGACTCGTATTGAACATGTTCTTATGGTTGGTCATACTATTGTGGAATTTAAAATTCTGCCAACTGAAAACTATCCTTTAATACCGGTTCCTTTTCATCATTTTGGTAATCCGTTTCCTGCCTCTCTTGCAAGAGAACTAAACGGATTGCAGAAAGAACTTAATCATAGACGATCTCTTGCTATTCATCATGCTTCTACATCAAGTCATAGTAAGGTTATTATGCCTTTGACGGCAGTCGAAGACCAAGATGCATTCAATCGGGACTGGCATCGTCCTGATGCTGTTCTTTATACTGATCTCAATGAAGGTAGACCTATTGTTGTTAGACCTACTCCTCTTCCTAATGCATTCTTGCAATTTGATTCTGTTACAAAAATGGATGCACAATTTATTGCCGGTTCTTTTAGTATTTCTCATGGAGATGCAAGTAATGCTCCAAGAACCAGTAGTGCAACAGCTATGCTTGACCAATGGGCTGGAAGACGTATTGGTGTATCAGCTAAATATTTATACTTTGCCCTTGATGTTCTTGGCCGTATTGTAATTGATTATATACAAGCATATATGAAAAAAAGTCGTATCATAAGAATTGTAAATCCTTATACAAACTATGAACATGAAATCGTTACTTTAGGGATCGGTGATATTTATAGTGATCAAGACATTGATGTAATTAAGGACCCGTCTGTAGGGCAGTATGACGTATTTGTCATAGCTGGTTCTATGGCCCCTTCAAATAGATATGTAGAATTTGATCTTTACATGCGGGCTTACCAGGCCGGTATTATAGATAGAGAAGAAGTCCTGAAAAAGACTGATATATTTGACAGAGAAGGTGTTATTAAACGCACCGGAAGTCAACAACAGGCTAAACAGGCTTTGGAACAACAGCAACAGCAGCTTGAAAAGCTCACAAAAGCTTATCAAGACATGCAAAAAGATAACGAAAAGTTAAAAGAAGACTTGCAGGAAATGGAGGCTGAGACATCTCTTGAAAAAGTCAAACTCGATCTGACACGTAAGTATGACATGAAACTGATTGAGCTTGAACGCAAGATTCAAGATTATGAATTGGCAATCCAGACTGCAAAAAAGAAATCGGACACATAAGAACCCGATATGAACTAGTAACCCTGGGAGTTTATTATGGCAGAAGAAGTAAAACAAGGTTTATTCGTTGATGCAGACGATCATGTTGACAACAATGTGACCACTGGTGGTGTTGGTTTGGATAGTATGGAACCATTAGAAGACTCTTTTGAAGAAATCGTCAATGAAGATGAACCTGAACAAGACTGGAAAGACCCGACAAAACCCGAGCTTTCTGCTGAAGAAACTGCATTACATCTAAAGAAACGCCTTGAAGATTCTCAAGCTTATATTGAAGAACTAAAAGGCAAAACAAAGGATGTCAATCTTGAAGAAGTCGAGCAATTGAAAGCTTTGAAACATGTTATTGAAAATGATCCAGAGCTTTTAAGTCAAGTAACACAAAGAGTAACAGGCAAAAAGATTCCAGCCAGTGACCCTGGTTATGTCCCACAAAGACAGGCATGGAACATGCCAAAACCTCCTGAAGATTTCGACCCTCAAGAAATGCATGATCCAAACACAGAATCCGGTAAATGGTTTTATGGGCTTCAACAGTCGCAACAACAACAAATAAGAGATGAGGTTGAACGTTTGGTCAATAGTAAGTTGGGACGGTATCAAGAAGCACAAGTAAATGCCCAAAAAAGTAAAGCTTTACAAGACTTTGTACAGCAAAAGAAAATTGATGACAAAGAACGTGAAGCTTTTGAAGCTTTTATGCAAAAGGGACCGTCCCGAGAACTCACTCCCAAAGATATGTTTCAAATATATTCTTTGATTGAACGTGGACAAATATCAGGCCAAAAAAGTTCAACTGACATTGATAAAAAGTTTGAACAAGTTACAAAGACTGCTCGTCCATCTGCTGCAAATGTGTCTAGCAGTACACCTCAACCCAAGAATGACAATCAATTGTTTAACGAAGGGTTAAAACAGTATGCCAATAGACGTAAAAAGTGGAAGATCGGATAGCAGTAATAGGAGGTTTTAATGCCTGAATATTTTGGAGCTAAACATTTACAAACTACTGGAGCAAGTTCCGGTATATTGTACACAGATCGAAGGGATTTCTATCTGCAGCCGAATGTGGTTGCAGAATTGTATCCTGATGTTACACCGTTCACTACATTTATTGACAGTCTTGGTGTTGTAAAAGCACCTGATCCTGACTTTAAAATGTTTGAACACAGAAGCAAGTGGATTAACATGAACGGTTATGTAAACACTGCAATTGATTGGTCTGCTGATGCTACAAACTGGGCTGGTGCTCAAAGCACTGGTGTTACTAGTGTTGATGTTAATACCAGTACTACTGCACAAGAAAGTGACCGTGTTAATTATTTAGTAGATGGTGATATTATTGAAATTCGTGCTGGTTCTGCTGGAAGCCGTGCTAACGGTGCTGGAACGACTGGCACTGTAGAAAAAGATCAAGTAGTTGCTGTATGTATTGTATCCGCTCATGATTCAAGTTCAACCGATGATGCTGTTACTTTACGTCCTTTGGATATTAGTTCTTCATCTGACGGTTCATTAACTTATGATATTGAAGATAATGATCCATTTCAGGTTATTTCTCATGTTGATGCTGAAGGTTCTAATAGCCCTGAAGCATGGTCTGATGATCTGGAAGTTGTCTGGAACAGTGCTGGTATTCTGAAAACTTCGCTTGAAATTACCGGCACGCTTTATGAAGCTGCACTTCGTGGTTATTCTTCTGAGCTTGAACGCCTTAGAATGGAAAAGTTCAGAGAACATGCCATGAAAAAGAATCGTGCTTTTCTGTTGGGTCGTAGAATGAATGGTACTGGTGTTCCGACTGCACATTTAACCGATAGTAACAGTCGGGCAATACGTACTACAATGGGAGCTATTCCTATCATTGAGCAGTACGGTACTGCTGGTGAACAGTATTTTGTAAGACAGTGGGCTAATTACACGCTTGATGATTTTCTGGTAGATGCAGAAGCTATGGCACAGTATGACAATGCTATGCTTGAAAAGTTTGCATTCTGTGGTTCAAGTGTATTAACCAACTTTTCAAAAACTGGTGCGGACTCTTTCTTTGCACGGTCTAGCGGATCAGTTTCACTCAGTGACTGGAAATCTACTTCTATGGGTTTCAATATCCGTACTTTGACTTATCCGTTTGGTCAGCTTCATATTGCATGGGATCCAAGTATGCGTTATGCACCGTACAAAAACAGCATGGTTGTTGTTGATCCTGATTCTGTAAAACGTGTTGCTTATCGTCAGGATAGATACCAGACAGCTATTCAGGACAATGATGAAGACCTGATCAAAGACCAGTATTTCTCTGATGATGGTCTCGGCATGACTTTGGTTGAAAAGAATGCATTGTTTAAATTTAACTAGGGATTAACTATGAAAACCAATAGTATATTATTTATACTAGTTATTTTGATAGTGCTGGCCTCTGCATTTGGGGGCCAGCGTTCCCGTAAAACGGGTGATTGGGAACACTATGGGGAGAATGACATGCGTTTATCTGAGATAGACGTTATGTTGGACTCTGCTGTTACAATCTATTCTCCTGTTATAGACTTTATTGACTGGGTATATCCTATGTATGCTGGTAATTTCAAGATAACGTTTTCTGCTGTAATTATGGATTCAGGAGCTATTGATTCTGATAGTCTTGTAATTGATCTTTATGGCAGATTAACAGAAGATGATACCAGTAAAATACATTTGGAAGATACAATATTGCCTCATATTACAGATTCCACACAAGTGGATACAGTAATTACGATTAGTGATCCGTATCCATTTTATCACTTGGCATTTGTAACAGCTGATATTGCTTCTGAGTGTAGTACATGGGTAAGAGTAAGAATTGTAACTCCCATGAAAGAAAAGTAACTATGTATTTTGAAAGGAGTTCTTAATGAGTTGGAGCAAAAAAACAGAAAATGGTATGTTTATAG